TGCAATGTGCCAATTGTGCCAACGGTAGCAATTAAATATAGAACATTTTTCTAATATTACGCGCAAGCGCCTAAAATGTTAATTGTGTTTTATGTTTTTTCAATTCATATCTGCTGTTAATTTTCCAAATTCTCCATCTATCTTTACTTAAGTAATTTGTGTCTTGTTCTTGATTAGTGAAGACCCAAATTGCCGGACTATCTATCCACCACCATTTGTGGTGATGTCTCATATCATATAGTTTTCCTTTCTTTATTTGTTCTATGGCGGTGAAAATCCCGTTTAATTTCTCTTGGTTAAATGCTCTTGGTAAGTCTATAAATATAGGCGAGGGGTTTCTTATTGATTTTGCCATACAAATATTACAGCAGCTTTGAATTAATTTTTCAGCATCATTTACTATTGGTAAATCTATACCTTTTCCATATAATTCTGATAATGATGCTACTACACTCTTCCCTACATTTCCTTTTTTACAGATGACTAAATTTATTAATCTATCATCAAATTTTTCAGCACTATCTAATATTGTTTTTTGGAATGGCCTTAATGTTTCCATCTTTCCTCTATATTGTCTTGGAATATAGTCCGGTTCATCCGTATCTTTCCAAGGGCCATTTATTCTTGTTTCCTCTTTCATTACATACTCAAAACCTTTGGTTTGTGTCTGTGTTATAGACCATCTTGTTTCCAGTGGTAAATATTGTTTCCTTATTAGTGTTTCCAGTCTTATTTTAGTCTTTAGCGAAATCCTACCTTGATAATGCTTATATTTTGTCTTTTCACCTTCTTCAAGTTGAAAAACAAATTTTTTACATATTGGCTTAAGTCGCTTTATTATTTCTAAATTGTTTTTAATAAATTTTTCCCCAAGGGTAAAATCAAATCGCCATAGACAGTTCATTTTTTTATTAACTATAGTTAGATAAATAAAATAAATATCTTCTTATATATTATAATACAAATACTATGGGATATTATAATAAAAATATATACAGTTCTTATAACTTCAAGACAAAGCGTGGAGTTAGGAGATATACAAACAAAAAAGCGAAATTCAGAGAGCAAAAGCTCTCAATAGACACAATTATTAAGATTTCTAAACGTGAGGCTAAAAAGTTAGATAAAGCAGATGATATTATAAGGCGTTTCAGTCTTGCTCATGCTGCGGATGGTTTTACTTGGCAAGGACAAGTAGATTTACCAGCTCCTCGTTATTGGCGACCAGTCCCTGGTTCAGGGATGGAGTCACAAGTTATTTCTGATTTTGAGGGTTATATAAATGACCCTATAGCAAATCAAATAGACGCCGCACAAGGTGGTTCTCTCACAGTTAAAATAACTGCTGTTCAAGCAAGAATAGCAGTAAGAAATTATACAAGAACATTAACTTCGCCTTATTATGTCAATAATTTAGAGGATTGTAAAATTACGGCGATGCTTGTATATATTCCAAATCTTAATAATCAAACTGCCGATGCTGTGGATTTCTTACGACCAGATAATTTTATGCTTTATAAAAGAGGTACTGGTAATTTAATTTATGATGGGTTAGATAAAGATACATTAAAGAACGCTGCCAGTTCAGCCCAATCGGTAAGAGAATACACTATACTTGCTCGTAGAGTAATTAATATGCCAAGTCAAAAAATAATTAGTGATAATACAATAAAAACAAAATATATTACTCTTTCAAAATATTTCAAGACACCTAAAACACATAATATCAAATACTCCGGTACTCCCGGTGGAATGCTTTCAGATGGTAATTACTATATGATTTTGTATTCTAACTTATCTACGGAAGCTTTAAATACTTTTTCCTATGTTGCTGCCACAACCATTGCTTTCAAGGTTGGAGCTACAACTTTTCCAGTTAATAGTTAAGTCTTCTTTCAGTCTAATATGAAATTATCATAATAATTTATATAAATTCTCATGATAATTAATAGCAACAATCCGTTCAGCCCCCACGGCGGTACGAACGGACTTGTTGCAATGTGCCAATTGTGCCAACGGTAGCAATTAAATATAGAACATTTTTCTAATATTACGCGCAAGCGCCTAAAATGTTAATTGTGTTTT